GTCTCGTCCCAACGGCTTTCTAAGAGTACTTTTGACATTTTCATTATCTCCTAATATATGTCTTATTTAAGCCCTGCCAGACGCTTGAGGTCGATCACATTGTTTTCTACTTCTGGATCTTGCTCAACTTCTTTCTTGGCAGTGTCTTTATCACCAGTTACTTCTATTCTGCTCTCAGTTAAGGCAGTTTTAGCGCCTGCTTGCTGAGTACCTGCATTAAGAACTGCTGGTAAATATTTGTCGAAAGCTGACTTCAGTTTTGGGGTCTGAACGCTTTCTAGTAAGCTTCTCATCACTTGAGCCTTCTCTTTGTTTAATGGGGCTAATAGATCACCTAATGCCTTTTCACGCTGAGTTGATTCTTTAATGATGCGAACCTCACGATCCTTTGATTCTACAAGCTTAGAAGCTTCTATTGCTTGTATTTTTGCTTCTGCAAGTTCTTTTTCTTTTTGTTCTAAAGTTGAAAGTAATTTGCGAGTTTCAGCTTTATCATTTAGATAAGTTACGCTGAATTCACTTGCAAATGCTTCGAACAACTTGCGACCAAAATTATTTTCTCTTGCAGCTTTGATGTCTTCTCTAAGCTGTGACATTTCACCCTTGAGATGAGATGTGACTGCGGTATTGATACGCTTTGCGCTTTCTGCAACAAATTTTGCTTTAAGTGCTTCAAGTTTCTCACGACCTTCAGCAACGAGTTTAACGCGAGCCTCAACAACTGCTTTCTTGTCCTATGAAAATTCTTTAATTTCACGGGCAAGAGCATGAACAATAAATTGTTCTAGCTTTTGTTGATTTTCTGTTTGAACCTTACGGTCATTACGTAGTTCACGTATTTCTTCAGCTAGTTTTTGAACCATAAATTCATTGAATTTTCTGGCATTTTCTTGTAACTTAACTTTAGCTTTTACGCGATCTTCGTTCATTGCTTTTTTCTCTTCATGAAACTCTAAGATTTCGGTTTGAAGAGATTCAGTTAGCATCTTGTCGAGGGCTTCAACCATCACACTACGATCATGCTCGTATTTTTGTGCAAACTCTTCTCGTAGTTCTGCACGAACTTGATCTTTGGCTTCATTCAATTTTTCTTCCCAAGCTTCGTTAAGAGACTTAGAAACGTCTTCATTGATTAAACCTGAATCAAGTAATGGTTTGATAGCATCTAACATGCTCATATCCTCTTTATTTGATTTTAAGATCCTTGATAAGGCGTTTTACTTCCTCTCCAAGATATCTTTGTACCTTTTTGTCGCCCCTCACGTCTCTAGCGATATCTAAAACTTTATGACCATGCTTCATATTCATGAGGCTTTCGTATATTGCTTTAGGATATGCGTTAGGTGCGCTTGGTTGTGCGACTATATCAACAGTGATTATTTCAAAATCACTTACTCTACCGTCCATGTCGTTTACATTACCTGATCCACGACTTGAAACGCCTAGTTTAACACCACTCTCCAACATTGTCTTTACTAATTGACCCATTGGAGTTGGTAAAATCTTTAGTTTGCCGAAGCCATTCGCGCCATCCATCCACATATTTGTAATCATGTGGCTTACACGATCTAAATTAATCTTTAGATCATCTGGATGATCGACTTCGCCAAGTACTGAATAACCTTCTTGTATCTGTTTGTTTAACGTTTCTACAGCAGTCTCAATTTCAGAAACGGGATAAACACGCTCGTTTGCGTTCTTTACCCCGCCCTGAATAAAGATACCCTTCATATAGAGGGTCTTCAGTTCGTTGCCCTGTTCTGAAACAGATTCAACGACCATGTTTGCTCTATCAAACGTTAAGTGTTCCTTGAGATACAAAGCCATTGTTCTCCAAGTTACTCTTATTAGCCTTTAGCTACTGGGCTTTTTGTATTAACACCAGTTGCTTGACTTAGGTGTGGCTTAGTTGCTGCCTCACCTTTTTCTTTAAAATTGTCCTTACCTGGGACATTCTTAAAGTTACCTGCGCCTGGAAGGTCTTTTTCACCCTTAGCGTAGGCATTGCTTGGTCCTTTAGGACCATTTGGTACAGCCTCAGTTCCCTTTGACATTACTGGCTTAGTTGCCATTCCTGCTTGACCTGAGTTAGCTGGTACTGGGCTCTTCTTCTGTGCGCCGTCATCGCCCATTTTACCAAAAGTATTGTAAGTCTGTCCACCTACTTTCTTAAGATTTACAGCTTCCATTACTTCTTCTTCCATATCTTCTTCTGACTCTTCTAAGCTGTCTTCGTCATCTTCTTTTGCTTCAGTCATATCTTCGTCTGAAGCTTCCATCATTTCTTCGCCGCCCATGTTGTCACCGCCGCCCATTACTTTTTCGAATTCATCGATAAGTTGGTCTAGCTTGCTCTTGATTTCATCGACATCGTCCTTAGATGCTGGTTCTTCGCTACCTGCACCCATTTCGTCGCCCATGTCTTTGTCGTCGCTGTCTAGGTCGAAAATTTCTTCTTCGTCATCTACTTCAAGTTCTTCACCTTCATCGTCGTCTTCAGTCATTCCGCCTGCTTCTTCTGCTGAAATTTCGTCCATGAGATCACCGACCTCACCGACCATTTCGCCTTCTTCGCCCATCATTTCTTCATCCATTATTGATTCATAAATTTCGCGTGATTTCTCAACTACGATTTCGTGAAACAATTCGCGGGCTTTATCTTCTTGCTCATTGATTATAAGGTCAATGAGTTCCTCAAATTTTTTGTTTTCCATTTTGCTTTCTCCTGGATATAAATGGCTTTGTAGAATTATTTAGTGAGTATCACCAAAAAGTGTTCAATAAGTGCGATTTTTTTGCGTTTTTGTAAATTTTTAAAGCTGAGGGGTTTCTTGGGCGGCATTTGCTGCGCTATATTGCTCACGTACCTTTTTTAAATGCTGTGATTTTTCATAATTTCTGATATCTAACATTTTACGCAATTTACGTATTTGTTTTAAAGTTAGTTTAGTTTTACGGCTTGTTCTCCAAATAGGTTTGCTATGATCTTGATTAGCGTCTTGAAAGCCGGCGATCGGTGGATCAAACATTTCAAATAGTTTCATACATTTATTTATCTTTATTAACCTTTTGTTCGACGTATTCTAACCATATTCCGGCTACTACAAATATAGTCATAATGCTAGAACTCATTATTAAATGCCAGTTTTCATAATGGGTCCAATTTAAACTTAAATGTAAATGTCCTATTAACCATATAGGACCAGAATATTGTTGAGAAATTTTAATTAGAATATATTTTAAAAAATCCACTTTATGCTACAGGACTTGCTGGTGTAGCTGCTCCGGGCGCGCCGGTCGGTGCTGCCGGAGTAACCGGTCCTGCTACTTCCGGTGGCATTTGACCTTCTTCCGGTGGGGTTTCTAAATCTGCTCCTAATTCTTCATCTTGTTCGATATCACCGACACTGACGCCTATATTACGTAGATCGCTGCCTTTAGGCTCTTCAAGCTGTTCCTTGCTATTTTCTTCGCGCCATAATCTTTCGTTTTTAGTGATTTCTTCTTCGGTTAATCCTAAGAAACGTTCAAGAGCAAAACGCTTGCTTACATAGGGAAGTTGTTCCATAGCAGTAAATGTTTGTACCCTTGCGGTATCTAATTCGCTTTGACGATAAGCAGCAAAGTTCTGTGGAGGATTGAATTCTAATTGAAACAAGCCTGGATCAATATTAAATCCTCTCCAACGTAAGAATAATTTAAATTCTTCGTCTAGTTTTAAAGACATATAACTTTGTAGTCTTTCACAATATTGATTGAAACGATATTCTTGAATAAGTGCTGTTCCGACTCTACCGTCGCTTAGTGGTCTATCACTATCGTCTGGACCTGTTGGAAGATAACTGCTTGGTACGCGCAAACCGCGCGCCAATCTATTATTAAAATAACGTAGATCGTCTATCTCGCCTAGGTTTTGTCCGCCCTGCATAACTTCTACACTTGATCCGCGACCGTCTGCGGTGACTGGGAAGAAGTAATCTTCGTTCATTGAGAGCGGGTTATATGTAGCATCTACGATTGATGAGCCACCATATACGCTAGGGATTCTACGTTGATGTATCTCATTTTTTATACGTTCTACGAAAGCCATAGCCATATGACTTGGCATGTTACCAACGTCAATTTTGAATAATCTACGTTCAGGGGCACGTTGCACACGATATATTAATACAGCATCCTCAAGCAATTCTTTCTGCTTATAGACTTTAAAGATGTTCTCTAATATACTTTGTCCAAAAGGCCAAAAACGATCTAATCCTTCGGTCAAGCTAAGATGAACTATATGTTTCGCGTCAATAGCGGCTTCGCTTTGACCTAATGTAAAGCGGCTA